TATCCAGTAAGTACTGGAGCAGGTAGTTTAAAAGTTGAAGAAATTATAGGTACTTTTGATTTTGATGGTAGTAATGATAGAACATTTTTCCAGCAAATATATTTAGATTTTCAGAATAATAGTGGAGGGGATGTAAGGTATGAAATGAGATGGCATATACAAGCTAAAAAAGTTGGCACTAGTACTTGGTATCAATATGGTTATAATAATTGGAGTCCTTCAAATATGATGCCTAATTGGTTTACTATGTCAGGAATACCACAAACTACTAGCGTATTTGGTAGAGGCCATTTAATAGTACCTCCTGGGGCTTCTTCTTATAATATTGTTACTGATGTGTTAAATGCTCCATGGTTTGGAACTTCTATAAATAGTTATGTAGAATGCCCTGCTACAGTTTTTAGTGCTGGAGATTGGGAATTTAAATATGTAACTGTTACTGAATGGTTTAGTGGATCTCAAAATATTGCCTTGGGCCATGGTAGATGCGATCCTATTCCAAATCCAGGTACATCATATTTTACAGATCCTGATAGTAATTTCATTACATATACAGATTCAACTATATTACAAGGAGCTGGAGCTAGTATGTTTAGCCCTGTAAGTAATGGAGTTATAGGTACTGAAGCAACTGCTACACAAATAGTACAAAGTGGATCTGATACTGAATTTGAAGAAGTTACTGATGTATTATGGGGAGATTTGCCTGGATCTGGAGCTGGGCGTATACAGGTATATAATGGTACTGGCTGGGTGCCTTCAGGATTTTTAGGTACTTGGGGTGTAGATACTTTAACAGGTAATAATAGTTTAGCAGAAACTTTATGCGAAGAAATATTTAAAAGACAAGCTAAAAATGTAAGAAAATTTAGTACAAAAATAAATTTAGACGCTGAAGAAATATATCAAATAGATAACTCAGGTAGTAGAGCTATGTATCCTGCACCTTTTACAAAGTGGGCTACTCCTTCTCATTTTGCATCTGCTACATTTCCTGCAAGTTGGATTATGCATACTGGTAATTTTGATACTGGTGCAGATACTTGGGGATTAACTTTATATGAATTTGAAACTTTTAATGTAGCTACTACTACTACTACTACTGGGACAAATGGAGGTAATTCAGGAGGTGTAGGTACAAATACAGGTACAGGTACTTTGCCTGATAGTGATGGAGGTGTAGGCTTTACAATAGCTAATCCTACTAGAAATAATTCAAGAGCTATTGCACAATTAAAGCAAAATGCTACAAGGCCCATTACAGTAGTTACTGCAAGCCAGGGCTTAACATCTGAAGGCACTTTAACAGTAACATCTTTAACTGTACAGGCTATACCTAATGCTATACTAAAAACAGGAGATATAATTCTTTTAATGTGTGCTTACCAGCCGCAAGCTACTACAACTTTAGATGAAACTAATACAATAGAATATGGTAATGTAGAATTTGAGGTATCTAGTGATCAAAGTGCTGGAGATACTACAATATCTGTTACTTCAAAAACTATATACCAAATTATATCTAAAGGAGATATAGTAACAATATCACAACCTGACTTAATGGCTCAGTATCAAAATAAAACCAGAGGTACAGTTGGCGGTTTTGATATTACAGCAAACAGTATTGATTCAGGTAGTGTAAGTATTCAATCATATATTGATGATGATACTTTTTCTACTGCAAGTGCTACAAGTTTAGCTACAAGTGAAAGCATAAAGGCATACGTTGATACTCAAGTTGGCTCTGCTGATACGCTACAAGAGGTTACTGATAATGGCAATACGACTACGAACAGTATAACATTTGCTGGTGGTACATCAACTGGTGATATAACTGGGCAAAGCATAACTTTAGGTGATGGCTCTACTAATGAAAAATTAAGAGTTTATTATAATGATAATAGTTATGTAGATTTACGTGGCTATGGGTTAGATATGTCAAGAAGCACAAGTTATATAAGGCCTACTGTAACAAATGCAAATGGATTAAGAATAGGTAATAGTAGTTTAAATTGGAATAATGTAAATAATTATGCAGCTACACATTATTGGTATAATGGAGCAACTGAAAAAATGAGGTTGTCAAGTAGTGGTGGATTATCAATAGGAACGTCAAGTGGTGGATATAAGTTGTTAGTTAGTGGAACAGGATGGGGTGGAAATGGAATTGGAATACAATCAACAACAACCAATGGGGCTGTTTTGACTCTAGTAAATACACAAAGAAATTTTCAATTAGCTTCTAGAGGAAATGGTTTTAGCATAAGAGATATAACTGATAGCGATTCAGAAAGATTTAAAATAGATTCAGCAGGAAATACAAATGTTTATGGAGATTTAAAAACTATTGATACTACTGAAAATGTAAGGTTTTATTTAACAGCAAATAATGCTTATAATAGTATTATATATTTTGGTGATAGTGATAGCAGTACTGTAGGTAGAATACAATATGTACATGCAAACAATAGTTTAGGTTTTTATACTAATGCTTCTGAAAAAATGCGTTTGTTATCAAATGGACATTTACTACTTGGAACAACAGTAGATTCAGGATATGAATTAGATGTAACTGGTACTTTTAGAGTAACTGGCTTATCTTATTTTAACACTCAAATTAATGCAAATTATGGTGTAAAATTCACTAATGGTAATACTGACTTTTTATTATATAATAATTCAGGTGAGGACGTATTATATATGAGAGATACCACCAATGGAGCAATGATTACAACTTGGGGCGTTAATAATTTTACAGTAAATAAAGATTTAAATTTGCAATTATCAGCGACAACGCAAAGGGCTTTAAGTTCAACTGGAACTGATAGCTTACAAATTGGTGATGCTGGTGTTAATGATATAAGATTCAAAAATGCAGTTGGCTCAGTAGCAAGATTTTTAGCTAATGGAAATGTACTCATTGGTACAACAAGTGATGTATCTGGAGTTAAACTACAAGTAAATGGTAATACAAGATTTGGTGATACAACAACTGGAATTGCTTTTGGAATTTCATCTACAAATGTATATCAAATATCAGGTGTTGATGTTGGCTTTTCAGGTTGGAACTCTTTACATTTTAAAGCTGATGGAAATGATGGGTTGTTTTTAGAAAAAGACACTAATAACGTAGGAATTGGAACTACAAGCCCAGCTAGAGAATTAGAAATAACTGGTACAGGTAACGTATATGCAAGAATTACGGCTTCTACATCATCTGATAGTGCTGCATTAGAATTAAAAAATGTAAATGAATTATGGACATTAAAAGCTGATGATACTGATTCTGATTCATTTAAAATAACAAGTGATGGAGGTACAAAGTTTAAATTAACTACTGGCGGAAACGTACTTATTGGTGGGACAACTGATAATGGAAATAAATTAGATGTAACTGGTGATGTATTAGTACAAAATTCATCTGCACCTAATTTTAAAATATACAGAAGCGGAACTGGGCAACTTTGGAATATGCAAATAGATTCTAGTGGGCGTTTGCAAATTAAAGAAGCTGCAAGTTTAGGTGGCACACAATATACAAGATTACAAATAGATGATAGTGGAGAAGTTGAAGTATATAATACACTTAATGTAAAAGGTGAAAGTACAACAAATGTAGATATTGCAACATTTGCAAATTCAAATTCAGTAAGTAAAATAAAACTTAGTTTGGATAGTGTAGGCTCTTCTAAATTAACAATGTTGGATGCAAGTAATAATGAGGATATTATTCTAAGTACACAAGGAAATTCAGTTTTTACTAACCAGGTAACTATTCCAGAAACTCCAGTAGCTTCAACTGATGCTGCAAGTAAAGGTTATGTAGATGCTCAAATAGGGGCTAATAATGATTTGCAGGAGGTTACAGATAATGGGGCGACCACAACTAATGCTATAACATTTGCTGGAGGTACATCAACTGGTGCTTTAACATTATCTTCAACTGTAGATCAAATATTGATTTTAAAATCTACTGATGATGGGCCAGTTTACCAATCATATTATAGAGGTAGTGATAGGCATGCTTATTTAGGTTTTGGGGGTGGTAATGACAATTTTAACATAACGAATGAAGAATCATCTGGTACAATTACATTTGGAACAGGTGGCTCAGAAAGAATGCGATTAGATAGTTCTGGGCGTTTAGGTATTGGAACCTCCAGTCCTACTTCTTCTTTACAAGTAGATGGTACAATTTTTATAAATGGCTCTACTTTAAAAGTTACTAGGCAAAGTGTAACAAATTACTATGATTCAAATGCAATGAATAGTTATGGTACTCTTTATGATTGGGAATTTTCAGGTACTAAAGTTATGCGTATTAATTCATCTGGAAATTTACTTATTGGAACAACGAGTGATTTAGGAGATAAACTTAGTGTTAATGGAAATTTAAGATTTACAAGTGCAACATTAACTGGAAGTGGATTTATAAATAATGAAAGTGCTTATATAGGTTTATCAACTGTTGGAAATAAACATATAGTTTTAGAGCCAAATGGAAGTGGAAACGTAGGAATTGGAACTGCAAGTCCAGCATCAAAGCTATATGTACAAGAAAGTGATTACACATCAAGTTCTTCACCTTCTGTTGATGATACTTTAACTATTGAAAGGAATGGAAGTAACTATTTAAACATTATAGCAAATCACATTAATTATAGTGGTGTTTTATTTTCAGATAGTACAAGAGCTGTTGGATATGTATTATATAATCATGCTAACGATAGTATGGTATTTAATACAAATTCATCTGAAAAAATGCGGTTAGATAGTTCTGGTAGATTATTA